GAGTCTGAGCGGATGGACGGATCTGCCCGGAGCAGTTGGAAGGCGGCTGACCATTGGCGGGTTCCGTCTTGCGGGTGGAGGGAATGACCTCTTCGCAAATCCAGTCCTGAAACTCCACGGCCCTCGGAAGGTTCGACCGCATCACGAGGCGGTATACGTCGGACTCGGGGATGATGATTGCTTGGATAGGCGGCGTAGAAACGGTGGCGACCCTACCCCCTAAATTAGGGTCAAGGGTGATTTTGTTCATCTTTTTGCAATGCTCATTAACAGCATTGTTGGGCTTTTCGTACCCAAGCGCCTTCGCCACATCGCTCGCCACGAACCACGGGTCTTCATCCTGCATGACGACACGGACCTTTCCAAATTCTTCCTTCTCAAAAAGCTTGACATTTGACTGCGACATGGTATTGTCTCCTTGTCAGTTGAGGTTTTCGTAAATACGACGCCCCGGCTGACACGCTGTCAGTTGAGCTCGCAACTTTCTGATAGCGCAAAGCCCCCGAACCTGTCAAGGAACGGGGGTCTTTTTATCAGTTCTACTTCTTCCTCAGCTCTACCATGAAGTCGGGCCGTTCATCCAAGAGCCGCCTGAACTCATCGACCATGTCCTTATGGTAGGCATGGACGGAGCCCCATTTGCTATCCGGCACATCACGAACAGTATAGCCCCGGAACTCGGACAGCATGGTCAGGAACTTGCCGATTATCGAGCACGTCCGGGTGGACGCATCGGCAAAGTATTCCCTCAGCCACGGGATAGCGGTCACGCTCTTCCAGTCAATGCTGTTGCCGAGCGCATCCCGCAGGGCGGTCGTCACAGTAGCAAGGTCAGTCACGGTATTCACAAGCTGTTCATTGCGCTGTTCAAGACTACGTTTAGCTTCCATCGCATCAGCCCACGCCCGCGCTGCCGCCACGGGGTCAGTGAAGTCAGGGATACCACTATACTGCCCCGTCTTGCGAATGGCGGGGAGGACTTCCTCGACAACTCAATCCTGAAACTTTTCTGCATTCGGAAGATTGGAACGCATAATCAAACGATACACATCCGATTCAGGGATTATGTTTACCATCACAGGCGGCATTTTTACCGAGGCTTCCCGTCCACCCAAATCAGGTGAAAGGGTGATTTTATTAGCTTTTTTGCAATGGACATTCACAGCGTTAGCCGGGTTGTCATACCCAAGCGCAGTCGCTACTTCCGAACCAACAAACTACGGCTCACCGTTGCACAAAATAACACGCAACTTACCAAATTCTTCTTTCTCAAACAGCTTAATCTCACTCATGCCAATCTCCTTTTGGGTAAAAAATTACCCCCCTCGTTATACGGTTGCGCTGACACGGAAGAAAGGTTCTTCCCACAACAGTAAACAAGGGGGGTAAATATTATAAGCTCAGTCTTTGTATGTCCCGTGTCAGTGGAACAAAAGCACAATGGTATATATCGCCGGGCTTGTCAACCATTATCTCCACACTAATTCTGGCCCTTCGTTCGATGCTTTCTGCCCATGCAGCTTGCACCTCAGTTCTTCCACTTCCTGCTGGCACTTGTACTGGCTTGCCCGAAGGGTCATGTTCTCCGTAGACAGGAACGATATGCGATCATTCAGTACCCGTATCCGTTCATCACGTTCTTCGAGTTCGCCATTGAGCTTGGCCCGCAGAGCTTCACACTCCTCCCGTGCCGCCACCAGACGCTGTTGCAGAACTACTGCGGTATGTTTGTAATCCGATAAGTCCTTCTGCAAACGCATAACATAGCCAGCCAAGTCATATGTGTCGTCACTCGTCTTCTTCTGCATCATCTGCTCTCAGAATGTAGATGTGGTTGAAGCCGAATATCTTCAGCGAAAAGGCAAGGCCCTTGTTGCCCTCTTCGTCGATAGCCGCATGTGTTACCGACAACGTGATGCGCGACAGGGCGAAGAATACGCCCGCGATAAACACAGCCATAACGATAAAGACAATGGTCATGGCGCAGTACACGTTGAAGATCGTCAGGCTTTCCGGCACCACAACGGTAAGGAGATTAAACAACAGCATGAGGCTCCCCATGAGGAGCAGAAAGAAACTGATGGTGTGCATTGTCTTACTGTTCATCTTTTTCCCTCCGCACAAACTGGATGGGGAAGTTCGCCGGGATGTACCGGAACACCTTGGAGCGTTCCCCCTGCTGGTTGTAGGGGCAGACCTTGAGGGCATAGTGCGGCTCATCCTCATCAAAGAGCACGTCAATCACCACGGCTTCCTTTTTCGGGGTCGAATGATTCCAGCCAACTATCACATCGCCTTGTTCGTAGGGCGACGACCAATGCGCGATGTCCTTCTGGATGGTACTGATCTGCTGTGCCAAATCCACATACTGCTCCGTCAGTTCCCGCAGTTCGGTAAGAAGGAAATTCGCACGGGCGTTGTCGAATACTGACCTTTCTCTCATAGCTTTACTCCACCTTCTCTATTGGTTGTTCCTGTGTTGTGGCGAATGAATAGCCTAGCGCCGCCACCGTATTTGCTTCCAGCATGTAGCATCTCACCCTCGGCATTGAGAGGTAGGACAAGCCCCTGCCCAAGTTGCGGACTACCTCCTTAACTCCCAACCCGGAAGCCTGTAGCTTGCTGATAATAACCGAGGGGGACATATGCCGTAACCGACACCATGCCGTGAAGTCTGACTTGGATATGAACACGACGCCCTCATCCTGTATCGCCCGCACATAGATTTCCTTGGGCGGCAGGTTAATGACGTACTTGTCCCCTACCCCCTTGAAGTGCGGGTCTGCCATATGCGGCGGGCGATCCTCGGCAACGACCGTCAGCGTGTGGAGCTGGCGATCAGCCAAGTAGTCCCGGATGCTCCCTTCAAAGTCGGGGGCGTGTTGCTTCGTGCGCTTGCGGTTGTGCGGCACAAAGACTTCCAGAACCCACCGTTCCAGTGCGTCTATGTCGTAGTCGAGGAGGCCGAACTCCACAGCCCACCGAGCAACCTTCAGCGCAATAGCCAAGGGGTACCCCATGAAGCGTTCGGCGTTCTCGAACCCATGCGCGGAGCACCAGTGTTCCACCTGCTTCGTCAGGGTCGCCAGACGTTCCGGGCGTTGCAGAACCTGATACATGAACTCAGGCCCGGCTATCCCGTAGTTGTTCTTGCATTCGTCAATGCAGGCGTTGATGTAAGCCTGCACTTTCGGCATGTGCGCATACGAGGGGAAGTCGCATTCGTATTCCATCACGCGCTGGAGCGAGGCATCAGAATCCCCGGCGTGCAGGGCGATGGCTTCCTTGAAGGAGCGGTTCGATGTGGCGAATGACACCGTTGTCCATGACCCGGTATCGACAAACTCCTGACCGGAAGACTTCAGCTTTTCCTTTTCCTTGCAGGCCACCAGCGTGTAAGCCAGCGAGTACATATCTTCCGGCTTCATGTCGGTGAGTTCGTCAAAGAATACGGGCAGGTTGTTGAGGATGGTCATGCGCCGGGTGCGGGCCACGGTTGACGTATCGCGGGCGACGAACTGTTCCATCGGGTCGCCCCACACGCTTGCGGCGGCACGCAGGACTTGCGACTTGCCGAGCCCCGGCTCGCTTGACCAGAGGGAGTAGATGGCGCTCCGGGCCTCGCCCGATCCGTACTTCATGAAGGGGGCCGCCAACGAGAAACACATGGCGAGCTGGCCCGCAGGCTGGCGCAGGATACGGTACATTTGCGGAACCCGCTTCCAGTTCTCAAGGTTCCCCTTCACCTTCAGTTCGTTGTCGGCAATCTTCTGGGCACCCTTTGCATGGTTCACGGCATGGAGCCCGGACGCCGTGACGACGCCCTTGCCCACGACAAACCCTGTCGTTTCCTGCCGGGTGCTCTGGTCAATGCACTTGTTCCATCCGAACTTCTGGAACGTATAGAGTTCCTCTACGTCAAAGACTACCTGTTGCAGATAAGCATTGATGAAAGACATAAAGAGCTTCCCCGTATACCCCGTATGCACGGGGAACATGCGGGCGTTGAACATCCACTTCATGATGTTCTGTTCCCCATGATCCACATCGGGGCAGAACTTTACGATCTCTATCTGCCCATTGGGGTGGACAAGCTCGAACATGAAGTTCCGCTTGGGCTTGTCGTCCACCCGCTCATAGACGGAATAGAGGTAGTACAGTTGCGTCTTGCAAATGACGTGTTCCTTGTAGACGTATGCCCCTGTCGTCTCATCCTTCTCGGCAACAACATGGATCATCCCCCGCGTATCCACCTTGAAGTTCGGGTGGTTGAGCGTCAGGCGGGGATGCTCCCACGTTTCCGGGAAACGCAAATGTGTGCCGTGCCCGGCAACCGCATCCACCATCGTCGCGACTTGCGCGGCGGTCATGAACTGCGGTGCGGACACGGCTTCCACATTGGCTTGCGGCGCGGGCATCGGCAGGACTGTGGGTTCCTTCGTTGCCTGCGGTGGTACAGGTACAGCCGTTGCTTGCGGTGAAGCTACGGGCGCTGAGGCGGCATTGACCGCCAGCCTGTGCAACTGCACGGGAGACTTGACCTGCCCTCTGTACTTGCACGATTGGCACAGCTCAGGGTTCATTCTTTCAAATGTGCTACAGAGGGCCGGGGCATCTTGTGCCGCCGCATAGAACTTGCGTTCCGTATCTTCAGGGGTATACCGCGCAGCATCGAAAGCGGACAACTTGTGAGCCCACTCCAAGCCGTCAACGCAGCGCCGCAATACGGACATGCCCGCGAACCAGTGAGGGTAGGACGCGAGCCCCATCACCCGGACGGCGGAGCAGCCTTGGATGATGGGCAACGCCTTTGCCGAAGGCGGTTGCGGCCCCATCCCAAGAGCCACGGCGAGCGGGTCTGCCGCCTTGGTCTGAGGGGTATGGGTAGGGGCAATCGGTACGGCTACGGCATCTTCCTTTAAGGAAGCGCCGATGAGCCGCAGAAATTCCTTGGGGTCATAATCGAAAGATTCTTCCCGCAGGACAACGACAGGGTTGCCGCTGGACGTGTGCCGGGAACCGGGGATGCGGAGCACGCTGGCGGGGTCTTCCGCACGCGCAGGGTCTACGTCGAGCCCGTATTGCCCGCAGAGCTTATGGAAGAGGCGGGCGATAGGACGCCACAGTTCAGGCGTCAGCGCCTTCGTCAACGTCCAGTAAACGTGAAGCCCCCGACCGGAGAAGACAATGAATGTAGCCTTAAGGCCCGTTGCGATCTGAAAGTCCCGCACGGCGGCAAGGGCTTCCTTCCAGTCACGGTACTTGCTGTTGGGCTTGCCCGCATCAATGTCCGCCCAGAAGGATTTGATCTCGTGGACATTGGCTTGCTTGCGCCCGGAAAGGACATCCTTGAATGAGGCCAGAGCGAAGTAGCTGTCGTATCCCGCAGCAACGGCAGAGGCGCAATGCTGCATGATGGAGAACAACGAGCTGCACGCTTTCTGATCTGGATACTGGCCCTTGTTCTTGCTCAGGCCAAGAGAGAAATAGACGGGGGCAGTCCCGAAAAGGTCGGGAGCGGGTAACGAAGGGAGAACTCTCGAAAGGAAATGTTCTTGCATAGAAGTTCCTCGGCTGTGGTGCAGCCTGTTAAAAAACCTTCTTGTTCAGTGCTGTTGCGAAAGGCACCACAGTTGAACTCCGGGCGGAACTACACCCGGCAACTCCTCTCGCAACAGCCTGAGCAAGAAGGTTTTCTCAGTGAGGTGAGAAGAACCATACGCTTCTCACCTCACCTTGTCAACTAAAAACTACCCCAACTGCGACATAAGGTTTGCAATAGTGGACTGCGTGGTAGAACTTACCATGCCAGCCACGGTCTGTCCAGCGGGCGCTGCGGTCTGCACGGGCTCAGGCTGTTCGGGAGCCGCGGCAGTAACAGGCGCTTCCATCGCTTCCGGCATGGCGGACGGGGTATCCAACGCGCCGCCCACAGAGCCCAAGATGGAGTCTGCCGCATCCAGCAAGTTCCCGAAAGCCTCAGCGGAAATCGTGGGCTGCTGTGCCGGGGCGGGCGCAGACGGCGCAACGGGCGGCACGGTCTGGATTTCCTGCATCAGTCCCGACAGAACCGGGGCGGCCTGTTCCACAGTCTGCACCGGAGCCTGCACCGGAGCCTGCACCGGAGCCTGCACCGGAGCCTGCACCGGAGACTGAGCCGGGGTCACAGACACCGTGGGCTGAACGGGGGTCTGTACCTGATGAACCGTTGCCGCGGGTGTCGTCGTCACCGTGGGCTGTGCCTGCACCGGGGCATCACCATAGGTCAGCTTTTCCCGGACAACCGCCAAGTCCTGTGTGGACTGCCGCATGGCGCATTCCTGAACCTGATACAGATTCGATTCGTCAAGGAACAGCATGTTGCCGTTGTTGTCCCGCATGGGCTTGAACATGACCACGCCCTGCACGGGGGAGTTCACGTCAAGGACAATCTGGGTCAGGAACATGGACGGCGTGCAAGTGAACGTAGCCGTGGAATACTGGCGGCACACATCCCGGAGCCCGCCCCACTTGTACATATTCTGTTCCGGGACGGACTTCCCGAACAGGGAACTTGAGGTGAGATCAAAGATGTAGGGCTTTTCCGTATCGAGGAAGAGCTGTCCGTTGACGATGCGGGCCACGCACCAGACGGTACGGCGGCAAATCTGGAAGGCCCAACGCTCCTGACCGTTGATGTTCTGCTTCCGCCTGAACTCAGCAGGAAGCGCATCGGGGAACGTATCGGGCGTATGCTGAATCCACGTCAGGTCAGGCGCTTCGGGTTCCTGTCCGGGGGCGTACACACGGGAGTACCACACGCAATGGTTGACGGGGGCCGCGCCCACGAGGACGGCATACAGGCCATTAGCAGGCACGACTTCCTGCGCTCCGTTTTCGCACAGGGCGAAGTCCAGCTTGCGCACCTTAATGCGCCGGAAGTTGGCACCGCCGAACCCATTGAACGCATCGTCGAACACATTCGTAAACGTCTGCAACACATCGCTGTTAAGGATGGGAAGCTGAGACACGGGCTGAACTACGGGGAACTGAGACATCACATGCTCTCCTAATTCTTGGTTAAAGATACAACCTTTTCCGTAACCTTGCGGACACCGAACTGCTTGTACAAATCTTCATCCGTCAGTCCGGGCGAGGCCGCCTTCATGTCCGCAATATAATCGTCGAGGTTCCCGGCATGGACACGCTGTTGCAACAGCAACCCGTCTGCCCACGGGCGGTTGTTCTGCACCGCCTCACCAATGGTCTGAACCATCTTCTTGATAAGAACCTCGATGTCTGCAATTTCATAATGGCTCCGGTTCGTTATCGACAAACGCCCGATGCCTTCATACCTGCTGGTCGTCAATCCTTCTGCCGACATCTCCAGCAGAATCCTTTTCTGAAGTTGCATTTCTGCATCCTTCAGTTCCTTCACCTTGTTCTCCAACTGCTGCCGGATGTTCTTCGTCTCCGCATACATCCGAGCCAGCGCCCCAAGGGTCGGCGCGGTACTTTGTGGCGGCATAGTAACTCCTTACCCATTCCATAAATTCTTCCTTGAGGTACACTACCTTCTGCCCGAAGTAGTGAACCTTCGGCCCTTGCCTGCGGTGCGCAAGTTGCCGCAGCGACTGCACACTTACCAAACCGTTGGTATACTTTTCAGCCTGAGCCCGGTCAAAGAACTCAGGCAACTGCTTCTCGATTCGATCAAAAACCGCGTCGCTCATGCTAACCCCCTGCGAAAGTCTTCAAACAGTGTTGATATAAAGCTACCCATATCCCGGCCCATGTCAAGACTTTTGAAGAACTTTTTTTCTTCGGGCGATGCGACGATGCGGATAATGCTAATCTTGTCAGCAGTTTGTTTTGCAGAACTCAACCGCTCCAGAGCCTGTGCATAGATGAACCCGCCAAGCGGGGGCGGCCCGTTGAAGATGAGCGTGTCGGCGGCGGACAGCTCCACCCCGTATGCTGTAGTCGTCGGGTGGCAGATGAGGACATGCGGGTCTTTCTCGTACTGGAAAGAGTGCAGTACCTTTGCCCGGCGCTCCCCGGTGATGCTCCCGTCCACGACACCCACCGTATACCCTGCATTGGCAATGTCCGATGCCAGCTTTGCAATGACGCCCTTGTAACAGCAGAAGACAACCACCTTGCGGTACGTCTCCCCTATTGCTTCAAGGATGGTGTTCGTCCTGTCCTTGCTGTCAATCTGGTGGACGGTGCCGCCCTCTCCAATGGCGATCCCCTGCGACACCTGCATCAACTTCTGGTACAGCCCCCCGCCGTTGGCGGCAGTGATAACCTCACCGGAATCCAGCAGGGCTATAGCCTGTTGCCGCAGTGAAAGCCTCAGCTTCATCTGCTCGGAACTCAATGAGCACGACCGGGTTTGGGTAACGACTGGCGGCAAGTCTATGATGTCCTTCTTGTTGAAGCGCACCGCTGGTTGCATGGCCTCGTGGATAATCTTCGGGGCCGCGCTTGAGATTTGCCGCATGAAAGGTTCCGTCCCGTAGGCATAGGTCGTCATTCCAATCCATGCCTTCTGGGTAGTGCAGGGCAACCTCGTGGCGTTGATCATCTTGCACATGCCGAACACAGTCTTCACGTTGTTCTCGGCGGGCGAACCCGTTATGCCGATAACATGCTTCACGTTCAACCGATTCACTATTGCATTAATGGCCTGATACCGCTGGCTGGAAACATTCCCGACATGGGTCAGCTCATCAATGACAACCCCGGCAATCCGCCCGTCCCGCACCGCCTTGGCAAAGGCTTCCTGAGACAGCCGGATGGAATCGTAGTTGGTGACGTAGTAATCCGCCGGGTTCTCCAGTTGCTTCTCTCTCCCCTTGCCGTTCACCAACTGAACCCGAACCCCCGGCAGGGTGGAAGTTATGCCGTTCTCCCACACGTTCCGCATGGTCGTCACTGTGGTGATGATGAGGAACGCGCCGGGTACAATGCCGTACCTCTGCATGTAGTCCATTGCTATAAGGAGACACCCCGTCTTCCCCGTGCGGGGGTCAGACAGGACATAGCACCGTGGGTTCAACGTGATGAACGCCGCCGTGAAAAGCTGGTGCCACATTGGTTTGTACACCCCCTCCACCAAGAGCTGGCTCTTGTGGAATACCGGGGCCGCGTCAACCGTGGAGATGCCTACGTTCTGCAACAGGCGGCAAGCATCCTCACACCACGGCAACTGAACCAATGTCTGGCCCTCGCCTTCCTTGACCACGGCATACGGCAAGTTCACTACGGCCCGGCGTTGCGCGGGGTCAGTGACTTTCACCACCATTTGCCCGTGGTCTTCAAAGACGACGATGTTATTCCCAACAACAAACATGACTTACAATCTCATTCCCTGAATGATCAACCGCAGTTGATCAAGGTTGCTTTCGTTGATCACAAGGGCGATGCCGCCTGCTTTCGTAACGGCATCCTTCTCCAGCATCTGGGTGGGCGAGAGCTTGTTCGTTCCGGCCTTGGCTTCAATGGCGAGGAACTTGCCGTTCACACAGCAGATGAAATCGGATACCCCGCGGCGGCCCAACAGCGTGCCCCTCGGCATGAAATAGTAAACGCCTTCATCCTTGAGCACAGACTTGATGGCAGTCTTAACCTTGCCTTCCGGCGTCGTCGCCATAACGATACCCTCACAGCCCGCACAACGGCGTATTGTAGAAGTCGCAATACTTGCAGAACCTGTTCTTCTTGCTAGGGAAATCCTTATTGGCAATGGCCTTGTCCATCTCGGACATCAGCTCCACGACATCCTGCACAAGCTGGATGCCGTTGCGGAAATCAATGGTCATGTCCACCGTCTCGCCCGCATCCACATACCAGTAGGCATAGGAAACTACCGGGCGGTCGAAAAGGATGTGGCACAGCAGGGCTTCCACCCTAAGCTGGAAGTCGTCCGTATCCCACTTCTTGCCCGTCTTGAAGTCCACCACATGCACGGGCATGTCTGGGTACTTCAACGGGGGGACAAGGATCATATCGGCCTTGGCCCGCAGGTAGGCATTATCATCCCACCATCCAGTCTTCGTCCACTGCCGGGATACCGTGAGTTCCTTTTCGATATAGAGCCTGTGCTCCATAGTTTCCACAAGTTCACGGCCCCAAAGGATTTGTTCCTGCACATACCCTTGGCACAAATCATCAGGCCACTTCGTTACCGAATCGTAACCATCAGACATGGCTTCTTCCAGAGCCTTATGGACAAGGCTCCCCCGGCTCTTCGCCATTGAAGCCTTCCACTTGATCTCCTTCGTGATGGACTGCCCCTCGAACCGACGCGGGCACAGCCTGTAGTTCATCATGTTGGATGGAGAGAATACAAACATCATCAACCCTCTACGCTATGGTGTAGTCGTCACCGACTTTTGAATCACAGGCCACGGGGAAACCGGGGAGCCAATCGGGAACACTCGACATATCCGCTTCCATGAGCGACTGCACCCGCTCGGCATCGGCTTCCGGCACCACGGTAATCCATGCGTCATGCACATTGGCCTTGAGCGGGATGCCGTGTTCATACATCCGGCACGCCTGCCACATCAGCAACTGGAAAGCCAAGCCTTGGATCAGGTTCTCGCACAATAGGCCACCGTAGATTTTGGTGTCCACCATGTTCTTCCCGAACGGGCGCTTGTAGAAGAACTCCTCCCGCCGCCCATCCGTCTGCACATGCAGGCCGGGATACCGAAGGATATACCCTGACGGCATCTTGACGCTAGGGGCCATATTCTCCGCCCCATCGTGCAGGCTGCCCTTAATGAAGGGCATTGCCCCGAACTGGAAGTAATCATCGTTCGGCCCGCCGAATGTCCCTCCGGAACCTAGGTACAGCGCCCGGATAACTTCAAGGCAACGGCCCCAGAACTGGACGATGTTGCCATGCGTCAGACGGTAGACGCTGTGGGCGTGCTTCGCCATCTGGTGGTGCTGTTCCAAATCGGCATGGAGCTTTACGCCGTCATTCAGAAGCGAGTTGCTAAAGCGGACAGCACCTACTGAATAACCTGCGGAAAGGATTGCCTTTTTTCCTACGTTCCGGTACATGGTCATGCGGGGGTCGCCCGCTTTATTCCCTGCTTTAATTTCCTCCCACGGTACATTGAATATCTTTTCTGCCAGTTGTGAATAGGGGTCTTCCCCATTACGGAACTTATCCAAGAGGTCGTCCTGTCTGGCAATGTATGCCAGCAGGCGCGCTTCAATCTGGCTTGAGTCAGCGGCGACGACCTTGTACCCCTTCGGGGCGACGATGGCCCGGCGAAGCGTAAGCATCTTCGGGTTGCGTTTACTGAGATTCTGCAAGTTCGTGGAATCACTAGCACCTTCTGAGTTCCCCGCCGTCAGTCGGCTCGTGTGAGCCTTGAAGCAGTTCAGCATCACAGGCAAAGGCTTGCCCGACTTGGCAAGGGTGACGAACCGAAGCGCCCGGCTCATCTGGATGGAGCTGTTGTTCTCCAGCCGGGACTGCACCAGCAGGGCAATGCGGTCGTCCTCATGGTTCTGCAAGTTCACGAACTCGTAGTCGTTCTTCGACAGGGCGGGGGCCAGCACTTCATAGGATGCCGGATTCGCCAGCATCCCGACGACCTCGTTGATGCGCTTCTGTTTCACATCGTCGCCAGCGTAGCCATTGACGACAGCATATCCTGCACCAGAGAGCGAAGCATACTCCGCCTCCAGCTTCGCCCGTGCCGTCTTCGTCCTCGCTGCGCTCACCTTCATGGGCGGCTCCATGCCGAGCGTCCGCATCATGGAGCAGAACTTGTCCGCACTGCGGATGTTCTGGAGAAACTCCTCCTTCGTGTGGAAATGGAAGATGCGGGACAGGTCAAGCCGCGCCCGTTCAGCCCGTTCCTCCAGCTCCTTAACATAGGTATCGAGCAAGCTCGGCACCAAACGGAAGATGGGTTGCGTCCCCATTCGGCAGATGATGTTGGAAAACAGGATGGCATCCTTCGTAACCAGCCCCGATTCCAGCATGGTGTGCATGTTCTCGGAGCACTGCGTCACATCGTCGGCGCAGTATTGCTTGAAGAACTTCCGTTCTTCGGGCGTGAAGTCATGGGGCCAATGCTTTCCGTCACTGACCACAGTGCCCGCCTTCTTCTCCCCGGTGCCGAGCAACTTCGTCAACCGGGCGTGGCTCTCGTTCCCCAATCGGGACAGGCCAATCCATCGGGAGATGGTCATTGTGTCGAGGCACAGGTACGGCACAATCCCGTAATGCTCGGAGAGGATGAGCGCGTCGAACCCGTTGAGGTTGTGCCCCACAACGATGCAGTCCTTGCGGTTCGCAAGGTCGAGGGCTTGGAGCACGGCGGGTATCTCATGCGTCTCGAACACCTCAGTCTTGCCCCGGTCAATGCGGATGCCCATGAGCTGGACTTCAAACCGGGGGTCGCGAATATATTCAATCGGCCCCATCTTGCTCAGGGTGTAGTCCTTGTGATTCCAGAAGGACTCGAAATCAATTGTGATTATATGCACAATGTCGCTCCGGTTTATGGCCCCCCGAAGGGGGCCGCTCTGCTCAATGGAACACTGCCATGATCTGTGCCTGTTCCTGCGGGGTCAGGGACAGGACATCGACCAGCACTTCCTGCGGGAGCTCGCTCTTCGCCACGAGGTCTTCAATGGTGTTGACGCCAGCCTGAACGAAGGACAATACGTAGCGGAGCAGGTCGCCCGTCATGACGACATCATGCTTTACGATGATGGATGCACGGTCAACGCCGATGTCGTCCACCGAGAACAGGCTCGGCTTTACGGGCGCACCCTGCGCAGCGGGCGCGGGGGCAGGCTCGGCAACTTCAGGCATGGATTCCGCCGCCTTCTTCTTGGAGGCCCGCTTCTTGGGGGCGGGACGTTCCGCCGCTTCCAATGCGGCAAGGCGGTCGAGGATGTTCTCAAGCGTGGCCTTGTCGGTGCCGCCGCCCTGCTGGAGAACCATTTGTTCCAGTGCCGTACAACGGCGCTCAAGCCTGTCCACATCGCCGCCCATCTGGTGGAGCGTGGCTTCTGCATCCTTCAGCCGCTTGATGATGGTGGGCAGGAGCTGGTTCAACAACACGTCCAACGGATTGCTCTGTACTTCGTCGCTCATATAAACCTCCGTAATTAAACATTAGCTTGCTTATAGCATTTATCCTAAGTGTTGTAAAGCTATCACTTAGAAAGTAAATGTTCCAAAGCGTCCACCCTATGCTCCATGTTCATCCTCCACTGGTGGTGCTCGTAGCTCTCGCACGAGTTGACCAGAAGGATCATGACCATCACAAGAAACCATAGGAAGTACGCAATCTTAGTACCCATCATCGTTGTCCTCCCACAAGGTACCGTAGCGCCCGCTCCAGTAGGAACATACCGTATACCGGGCGGACTTAACAAAGAATCTGAACTTGTCGCAAACGTAAACGTGCTTCCCCTTATTAGGGCTCACGTTCCGCAAGTACCTGCATGTCGAGCACCGCCCGTTATCCACACGGCGGTACCCGATTTCATCCCGGATGTTCGGGACATTGGGCAGCCCATCCGCCTTCTCGAAAAGCGAATGAACCGCAGCGGGGGGGGCGTCTGGGTTCAGCACGCACATGATGCACACGTTGTTCCCGCTGCGGTAGTGACTGCAATACTGGCACCTAGGTTCCGGCGTTTCCCTCCATCGCGACATCAGGCTTGCTCCTTTGCCACTGCCGCAGGATAGCCTGCGTATTTTTGATAGCCCTTTGATCACTGGTGCTTGTGCTCACCGTGATAATCTTCTCCCCATCCGGCGACAGCAGGCGCATATGTTTCTTCCTATACTGAAACGTCCAGCCGTCATTGACAAGCCCCACAATGAACTTGTCCATGTCCTTGTTGTTCACATACCGAGCCATCGCCTACCTCACCAATGCCTTCCTGAGCATGGCGAACATCGCCGCAGGGAGTTCCCTAATGTGCTTAATAACCTTGCAATCCTTAATCTGTTCGGACACTTCCTCTATTGCGCCACAATCTATCCCGACGCCGAACACCTCCACGTTGTTCCGGGCCGCCACTTGCAACACGTACCGAAGGTACTCCATATCCTGCGCCTCGCCATCGGTGACGAGCAGGATAATCTTTCGGGAATCATCCCAATAGTTGAAGAAGCTCAGGGCATTCTCGACCGCCGAACCCGTGGGCGTGCCGCCGCTCGCCTGCATCCTGCTGAACCGGGAGATGTGATCCGACTGAGACAGCGCCCGCTCAAACGTCACCGCACTGTAATAATAAACGTCCGTCCTGATGCCGGGGATTTTGCGCAGGCTTCGGGCCAGCGCGTAAGTAGAAATGCTCGCCATCATTTCCCGCTGCCCCTGCATGGAACCAGAGCAGTCGGCTAGGATGACAACCTGAGCGTTGAACTTCAGCCGTTCCTCCTTGCGGTAGAACACACGCGGATTGTTGACGTTCAGGCGGTAGACTTTCCGGGGGTCGAGCTTGCCACGGGAGGTATGCCCGCCGCGGTTCAACACAATAGACTGCATTAACCCGGACAGTTGGGCATCCAGTTGCGCCGTGATGCTCATGGCCTTCGTAACAAAGTTGGAGGGTATCTTATCGCCCTTCGTATAGAGGGACAGCGGCGGGACGGAATGCGCCAGAAATGTCCTGCTGCTCTTATCCTTGAACATACCTATGAACTTGTTGTGCATTGCCTGCAATTCAGCGCCCGCACTCTTGCCGATGTCCGTAAAAGTTGCCTGTTTCCCCGCGTCAGCGTTCTTGCGAAAAGAAAACTCCGCTGCTTCCCGCAGCATGTCCTTCATCTCTTCGGCAATTTTCTTTGGACTGTTGACGTAGTTCTTTACCTTGTCCTGTAGACTCTTCTTGAACGAGTGCGAATCGGCAGGGTCATGCCCGGCATACGGGCGTTGAATGTACTGCTTGATGGCTTCGTACATTTCCTTACTGAACTGGCAACTAGCATACGTTGAAGTAAGTATGGGGAACCACTTCTCCATAATCGGCACAAGGTTCTTGGTCAGGCCGGGAGCCAAGCACTCCACGGCCTGTTGCTCGGACGGGATGAATGGGGACAAGTCAGCGACCAGCTTCGCCCGCATATAGTACAGGGTATAGTTCATGACGTGCATGACGAACAGTTGGAAATGCAGTTCCAGATTGTTCCGCAACTTTCTCAGATGAACAAGGTTGGGTTTGTCATAGTTCTCCGTAAACAGATGCTTGGACAACCAGCGCAAGTTCTTCTCGCATCCAACATACCGCTTCCCCATTTCACGCTCAACGTAAATATCCTCAGCTATGTTTATGAGCGACATCACATATGCAGGGTCGTCACGCAACGATTCCAAAAGGGTGAAGTCAGTGAACCGGACATGGCCCGCTTCGTGGTCGAGGTATCCCCGCACCATCCGCATGTGCTGTTTGTCCAGCACATCCACGGTCGGGATGCTGATGCTGTAGGATGTCTTCCCCGTATACGGGTCTTGCTTTTGGTACGTCATTGCATTGCTGCCGCTGATGTCCACATCAACATTGTAGTTCAGGGACACAGCCTTGGCGACCATCGCCAAGGTTGCGCATTCCAGATTGCCGCACCTCATCTCTCCTCCTTTTCCTAGAACAATCCACGGGCGTTGATGATGCCAGCCGTAGCCTTGAACTTCTCAAGCAAGTCGTTCATCTCATCGGGCTCAACGGGCACAGCGGGTTCCTCCCTGCGCCCCGTTGCGGCATCGAACATGCTGAGAACATCCGTCTTCTGTTCCGTCTGACGGCGGGCACACAGGGCCTTGATTGCCTCGGCACTCGACATGGCGGACAGGAGCCCGGAGAACATGCGCACGATGTCCGGGTTCTTCAGCTTCTCCGTATCATCCACAGACATGAAGGCATCCCGCAGGAAGGCATGGGCTGCGCCGACATCGGGATGCAGGTAGGACAACCCGTCCAGCTTTTGCAGGACGGGGCGCACCGGGCGCAGGGGCTTGCGGGGGACGGGGGCCTTGCCCTTGCAGGCTTCCTCGT